CGATGAAAATTTTAGAAATAACGACTATTTCAAATTTTACTTGAGAAAAACTAAAAAACAAAAGGAAACCATTGCATAAACCAAAATTATTTAATATTTATTATAAAAAATACTATAATGAATTTAGAAATAATAAAACCAGGTCAAGTTGGTAAGGGAATTCTTATTGAGGAAGATGCTGGATATATATCCCCAAAGGATGAAAGAAACCTAAACATAATTAAAGAATCAAAAGGAATGTTAGACCATTCTAAACCTTTTGAATTTTATGCGGTACTTCAAAAGTATAACACACCTAACAGAACTGGTAGACTTTATCCTGAACGTATTCTAAAAAGGGAAGCCGAGAATTATAAAAAAATGATTCAAAAAGGAACTTCCCTTTCTGAATTAAATCACCCTGAATCATCTCTAATTGATTTAGATAGAGTTTCTCACATTATCACTGAAGTGTGGTGGGATGGGAATGTTTTAATGGGTAAATTGAAGTTATTAACAACACCAGGTTTTCACGAAAGAGGTATTTGTTCGAGTAAAGGGGATTTAGCGGCAAACTATTTAAGACAAGGAGTTACTCTTGGTATATCTTCTCGTGGTGTTGGTTCACTTAAAAAAGTGGGTGAACAAAACGAAGTACAAGATGATTTTGAATTGATTTGTTTTGATTTAGTATCGTCACCATCCACACCTGGAGCATACCTTTTCTCAACCCCTGAAGAAAGGTCAATGTATGAAGAAAACTTGGAAGAAGAGAAAAAAATGCAAGTTCAAAGACAAGTTGGTGATAGTGGAAACAAATCGCTTGACTTAATGAGAAAATTATCCGATTATTTGGGTAAATAAAATTATACAACATGGATGAAAAATATTTCGTAGCAAAAGTGGCCATTGATATGGTTGATTCAGAATCAGGTAAGATTAAAAAACAAAAAGAAGAAAAACTTGTAAAAGGTTACAGTCCAACTGATGTTGAGGCAAAAGTTACCAAAGTTTTTGAAAGTTATACTCAAGATTGGAGAATAACAGCAATTGTTGAAAGTAAAATTGACGAAGTGATAGAATAAATTAGAAATCAATAATTTAATATAAGGAGACCCAAAAGGTCTCCTTTTTTATTTACATGATATTTATTTCATATGAATATCATTCTTAATGAACAACAATATATTATTTTATTGGAAAGGTCACAACAAAATCCTTTAGCCGCACACATAAGAAAAACATTAAGAGACGTTCATGAACCACTTGGAAATTACGGTTCAATACAAGACCCTGATAAAAATTGTCAAACTAACGAAGGTGTGATTAACGTTTATCCTGTATCCAAATATGTTTCAGGACTTGTCGATGATGAATGGTCTGTTTTGAATTGGTTTGATACCAACAGTAGAGTTAAAAAACAAATCGAAGAATGGTATAAAGACGAAACTAAAAATAATAACCCATCTGATGATGAACTAAAGTCGTGGATAACTAAAAACAAAATAAAGTTATTCAATGGTGAGTGGACTGAAAAATTAGTTGATTTAAATAAAGACACTATCGACAGGGGGATAAAGAATGAAACTCAAGCGATGGATATCCTAAAAGAAAAATTAGGTTCAAATGTTCAAATTAGAAGATTTTGTTCAGGTAGCGTACAAGACACTAGAATGGGTCAAGATTTGGCCGTAAAGATTGGTGATAAAGAAGAATTTTTTGTACAAGTTAAACCTCTTAAAAAAGTTGAAAGTAAATATGACTCCGATGGTGATACCTTCTTTGTTGTATCAAGTCCAAGTTTTGATAATAAAAGATATAAACCTCAAAACGTTGATTTATTCTTTTTTGTTAATAATGAAAATGGAGAATATATAGGGTTTAGAAATAAACCAAATAAAATTTATACACAATACGCAGGACTTGTAAGATTTTATGAACCTTGGGAATTAACTAACATTTCATTTGAACAATCAAAATTGTACAAACCAAGTTCCAAAAAAGTAAGTAAAGTAGAAGATGACATTTTCAAAGTTGGAGAAAGAAGACTTCAAAATTTAGAATTTAGAAGAAAACAAATTGAAAAATTAATTGACGACGAACTTCAAAAATTAAAACAAACTAAGACAAATAACTCCGAAAAATAAAAAAATAATTTCCCAAACACTTGAAAATTAAGATTTTTTAAAGCTTGGATATATTTATTAGATAAAACCAAACAAAAAAAATGGCAAAAAACAAATCTTTAGTAGAAGAAGCAATCATTCAGATGAAAATTCTGGAAGAAACGGTTGCAGAAAACGCAAAAGGAATACTTGCTTCAACAATGAAGGAAGAAATCAGCGAACTAGTAAAAGAATCTCTTTCTGAACAAGAAGAAGACGAGATTGAAACAGATGTTAAAATGTCTATGGGCTCAGAAGAAGACTCTGAAGATGAATCTGAAGAAGATTCAGAAGAAGAATCTGAAATGGGTGGTATGGATATGGATATTGATAACATGGATATGGATATGTCCTCTGATGATGACGTAATTGACCTTTCTGACGAAGATGACGACGAAGTTCTTCGCGTTTTCGAATTAATGGGACCTGATGATAACATCGTTGTAAAAAAAGATGATGCAGGAAACATAAACCTTAAAACTGACGAAAATGAATACATGATTGTTGGTGAAGGTGAAGAAGAAGAGGAAGAAATGTACGAAGAAGAAGAGGAAGAAGAAATGTACGAAATGGACATGACTTCAGACATGTACGAAGAAGAATCTATCGAAGACATCGTTTCAAAAGTATTCGACAAATCAGAAGATGATGAAGAAATGAACGAAGAGGAAGAAGAGGAAGAGGAGAATGAAGAAGTAGTTTATGAAATCGAGTTCGATGAAGAAGAAATGGATGAAGAAGAAATGTACGAATCTGACGAAGAAATGGAAGAAGAAGACATGGAAGATTCTATGAACGAATCCAAAATGAAAGTAAAAGCAAAAGGGGTAGGAATGGGTTCACCTAAATTTAAATTTAATCAAAAACCTAACATGAGTGGTGGTTTCAAAACAAAAATGAAAAAAGGAAACGCTACAATGGGAACAGGTAAAGCTAAGTTTGAATACAAAGAAGGTGAAAACATGAAAATGAAAATGAGACCCGTAAAGAAAACAGTTAAAAAAATGGAAACAAAAGAAGCGTCTCGTACTTTAGGTTCAGGTTCGATGTTTAGAAAAGGCGGTTTACCAAAACCAAGAGCTCACTCTAAATTTAACACCGCAATCAAAGAAAGTGAAAATTCGAGAGAATTAGAACTTTTAAGAGAAAAGAACGAAGAGTACAGAAAAGCACTTAACGTTTTCAGAAATAAATTAAACGAAGTTGCGGTATTCAACTCAAACTTAGCTTACGCTACACGTTTGTTCACTGAACACTCTACTTCAAAACAAGAAAAAATCAACATCTTAAGAAGATTTGACGGAGTTGAATCTTTAAAAGAATCGAAAAACTTGTATAAAACAATTAAGGATGAATTGTCTCCATCCTCAACTCAAACAATGAACGAATCAGTTGAACGTGTAATTGAAAAAACACCTTCTACAGGTTCAGTAAATTTAATTGAGTCGAAAACTTATGAAAATCCACAATTCTTAAGAATGAAGGATTTAATGACTAAAATAAAATAATAAAATAAAAAAAAAACAAAAAACCTAAAAAATGGGAGCATTATTAGAATCAGGTCTTGTTGGTAACATCGGTTTAAAACACCTTAAAGTTATCAAAGAAGATACAATCAACAAATGGGATAAATTAGGATTCCTAGAAGGCCTTAAAGGTCACCTAAAAGAGAACGTTGCTCAGTTATATGAAAACCAAGCATCTTTCTTAATCAATGAAGCTACGTCAGATGGTTCATCAGGTTCTTTCGAAACTGTTGTATTCCCTATCGTTAGACGTGTGTTCTCTAAATTATTAGCTAACGACATCGTGTCAGTTCAAGCTATGAACTTACCTATCGGTAAATTATTCTACTTCGTACCAAAAATTCAAGGTTACAGTGGTGGAACTAACACTCAATGGAGTGATGTATCAAGTGGTGACCACTACGCACCTGTAGGTTCTCCTGGTAACTACCCTGGAAATCCAAACGCTGGTTACACAAGTGGTGCTCCTTACGCTAAAAACCTTTACGATTTATTCTACGAAGGAAATGAAGCTGCTTTAGACCCTCCAGGTTTATTTGACTATTCAAAAGGTCGTTGGTCAGCAATTACTGCTAGTACTGAGATTCAAGTATGGTCAAATGGTTCTTTAGCTTCAGCTACAACTGAATACGCTACTGCAACTAACGTACGTAAAATCATCATCAAAATGTGTGGTTTTGCTGATAGCGGAGCAGGTAAATTAATCGGTCCTGATGGTAATGAAATGGATACAGAATCTTTCTTATCTGATTTAATTATCTTCACAGGAGCAGGTTTATCTTCACAAGATGGTAACCCTTGTCCTATCTCTACAGGTCCATTATTGTTCCGTGTGGTAACACAACAATACGGTAAAGGTATCGTTAACTACGGTAATACAACTCAAACTAATTGGCCAGCGGCTTCAGGTAACAATCCTGCAGGTAACGGTGGTTCATTTAAGAACATCTGTGATGCTAACGGTTGTATCTATTTAGAAGTTGACTTATCTTGTCCAGTATGTGCTGACTGTAACGCAACATCTTTAGATGGTTATACAGGAGCTACAATCACTGCTAACACAACAACTTCATTCTACGCTGCTTTCAGACGTTATGAAGAATTAGAATTCGAAGACAAAATTGGTGAGGTTTCTTTCGATTTAGAATCAGTAACTGTTTCTGTAACTGAAAGAAAATTAAGAGCACAATGGTCTCCTGAATTAGCTCAAGACGTTGCGGCATTCCACAACATCGATGCTGAAGCTGAATTAACGGCTTTATTATCTGAACAAGTTGCGGCTGAAATTGACCGTGAAATCTTACGTGACTTACGTAAAGGTGCGGCTTGGAACTTACGTTGGGATTACAACGGATGGAGAAGAATTTCTTCAACAACTTCTTACACTCAGAAAGATTGGAATCAAACATTGATTACTGCAATTAACCAATTGTCAGCACAAATCCACAAGTCAACACTTCGTGGTGGAGCTAACTGGATTGTTGTATCAAGTGAGGTTTCTGCTATCTTTGATGACTTAGAATACTTCCACGTATCTAATGCTTCACCTGAGCAAGACCAATACAACATGGGTATTGAAAGAGTTGGTACTTTAGCTGGACGTTACCAAGTATACCGTGACCCTTATTTCCCACCTAACCAAGTGTTAATCGGACATAAAGGAACATCGTTACTTGATACTGGTTACATCTACGCACCGTATGTACCATTACAATTAACTCCTACAATGTACAATCCATTCAACTTCACACCGATAAAGGGTATTATGACCCGTTACGCGAAAAAAATGGTGAATAACCGCTTCTAC